ATCTACTTCACCAACTCTTCGGAAGAAGTCTATTAGATATTCTGTATCTGAATCGAACTTACTATCATAATTAAATATTTCGCCATTGAAGAGTAAATACTTACCTGGTAGATATTCATAAGGCATGGCCCATTCATCATTATCTAAAGTTTGGATTGGCAGTCTATGGTGAGTTAGAGTTATATTTCCAACCTTGATAGATTTAGATTCTGTACCCCTATGAGCAATAGAATCTACTCTTGGCTCAGTAGTTGTTATTAAAATACCACACATACTATTTCTTTATTATATTTTCTCTAAAGTCTACAGCACACATAAGACTGAATTTGTTTGTAAACCTGGTTACTTTGCATTTTGGAGCTGCCTGATGGAGTTCATCCAATAAAACTTCGTAAATCTCTAATTCTCTATTTCTATCAGAATCATCCCATAAATCTTTGGAACCTCTTTCTCGAGGATTAGATCCTGAAACGTAAATAATCTCACAATCATCAAAGAGTTTAGCTTCTGCAAAGTGCCATAACTGCTTGATAGCTTCGTCAAGAGATATTCTATTTTTTAAAACTCCCCAAGTTAGAACAGTGAGAATACCTCGGTCGACAAAAGCTTCGGAGGATATAAAACCATCCCTATTCAATTCATGTAACATGATTTCTTTACTTAGAGCAAAAGAATGGGTTTCCCTAGTCTCATTATTAAGTTTTAGTTTTCCATACCAAAATGGAAAATCAAATTTATATGGCTTTATCTTAGCCCACTGGAGTAAATAACTCTTGCCAGAATTTCTAGCACCTTCTATTAGTTTTATCATACTATAAATATAAGAAATTTTATTTGAATAAAAAAATATTACTGGAGGTATTTAGCCTTCGCAACTGACACATTCTTCCATAGCCTTAGCAGCTATATCACCACGGAGAACCGACTCTGTTCTGACATAATATAGGGTTTTAATGCCCTGTTTCCAAGCTTCTAGATGAACCTGGTTTAGCCACTTTGGAGTAGCTTCTTTTGGGAATGCCAAATTTAAAGAAACTGCTTGGTCTACATATTGCTGTCTGATCCCTGCCTGCTTTACCAATTCAAGCTGGTTAACCTCTTTAAACGTTCTAAAAACATCCTTTACTGGTACAGGATCGTCTAAATCGTTGATATCTTCTAACTTGGTTAGCTTTCCTAAAACGTAGCACCATAAATCTAGCTCCTGGATATCTTGGACTGATCCGCCATCCTCCAGAATCTTATCCCAAACTTCCTTCGTGTTTATACCTATTTTTCTGAAGACCTTCTCCAACTCCCTATTCTTACGAATAAAAGTTCCTTTGGCACTTTGGTCCGTATAAATATTAGCAGGTATAGGTTCTATACCACTACTTACACCTCCAGAAAGTTTACTATTAGAAACTGTTGGTGCTACAGCTCTTAGATGGGTATTTCTCATTCCTGTACCAGCACACCATAAAGGCTCGCCATATTCTGTAGCTAAATCCCTAGATGCTTGTTCCGATTCCGTTTGTATTTGACCGAAGATTCTTCTTGTTTCAAATTGGGCTGGTAGTCCTTCGAACGGAATTCCCCGTTGTTGTAAATAAGTATGCCAGCCGAGAGCACCAAGGCCCAAAGCACGACCTTTTTCTGCACTTCTGATTGCATTATCAAACCCCTGTCGATATTTTGCTTTTTGAATAAATTCTTCTAATACACCATCTAAAAACCATGTAGCAGTATATATTAGATCAGTATCTCTCCACTCATCATATTTTGCAAGATTCAATGAACTTAAACAGCAAACGAAGGAATGGTTTTGGTCTGTATGTAAAACTATCTCACTACAAATATTTGTCATAAAAACTTTTAGAGCGTTTTTCTTATATGCCTCAGGATTCTGTTTATTTACATTACCCCTATACATGATATAAGGTTCACCTGTTTGTCTTCTTTTTCGCAATAAGTTTGACCACTTCTCCCTAGATTCAGGATCTCCAGATTCTAGTTTACGCATAAATTTATCACCTACAACGGCACATTGATGCATATTCAAAGACTGTCTATTTACATCGCCTTTAGGTTCTCTAATTTCTAGCCAATCGTTAAAATCTTTATGCTCTATATTTAAGTTTACACTTGCTGCACCTCTTCGTACTGAGCCTTGATTAGTTGCAAGGATTGTAGAATCAAAAATCTTACAGAATGGTACTACACCATCTGAAGTTCCGTTACCAGTTATCTTGGCTCCAGCAGGTCTAATTTGATTGATACCTATACCTACGCCACCACCATGTTTTGCAAGGAGCATCATTTCTAAATTTTTATTACCTATATCATGTATGGAATCTGCTACGTCTAAGCCAAAGCAAGAAATCGGAAGACCTCTTTCTGTTCCTGTATTTGATAATACTGGACTTGCTAGACATAACCAACCCTTCCATATATAATCAAAAAACTTAGTTGCCAGTTCTGGCTTCTCTAACCTTTTAGCAACAGTTGTACAGACTCGCCAATAAGCATCTTTTGGAGTTTCACCTGTTTGTAAATAACCTTTACTTATAGTATCAACATATACTGGTGTATTAGCCCAGCCTGGCATGTCGACGTCAATTTCCCAGCCTAAGTGTTTTGCATGATTTTTCATATAACCCTTTTAAAATATATCATCCCAATTATCATCTTCACCAGCTTTACTATAGTCAGTAGATCTTATGGCGAAGAAATCGGTATGGGTATGGCCACCTGTTAAATGGTAAAACCATTCTAAATTGCTTGCTTGTTCTTGGTTAACAATAAAAATTTCATTATAACCTAGTTCTTGTAGTTTTTCATTTGCACGTTGTTTAATAAACTCTTTTAAGTCTGAAGCTGATAAGTTCTCTAAATCACCCATTTCGAACATTTTATCAATAAAGTTAAGCTCCATTTCTACCATATGTCTGGCAGCATTTTCTATTGAAGTTTTAGTGGCGTCTCTTAACTCAGGATATTCTTCGCACATATGATTGAATAACTTACAACCCATTCGACTATGTAGGGACTCATCTCTAACAGACCATTTCATTTGCTGGCCTACACCCTTTAACATGTTTCTCATCTGAAAACTATAAAGCACCGCAAAGGAACTATATAAAGAAACTCCCTCTGCAAATGCAGAAAATATAGCTAAAGATTTTGCAACATCTACTCGAGCTTCATGGTTTTTTGCAAGATCTTTATGTGTATAGTCTGCATTAGTAGACATTAACATTTCAAATTTTGCTGACGTTGCCTCGTCATGTAAAAAAGCTTCGAAATCTTCTAAACCTAGACTTTCATTTAGGTAGCTATATGCTACAGCATGAATAGTTTCCTGACTACCAAACATCATGGCCATTTGTTTTATTTCGTGTTTTGGAAACCATTTGGTAACCATGCCAGTCCAGTAATCACTTACTGCACATTCTGTTTGAGCAAAGCCTAATAAGATATTTCCGACCAAATTTCTTTCAGCTGGACTTAGATTTTCTTTCCAATCTTTTACGTCACTTTGCATTGCGATTTCTGTATGTAACCAGAAGGCCTGAGCTTGTTTTAGCCAACCTTCATTATAGTACACAGGATATTCAAAGGGTTTGTAATGCACCCTATCTTCAAATAATTTACTCATATAGTTTCCCGATTTGTATTTAGTGCAAAGATAATTATCATTATATGATTATATAACTTATGTTTTAGCGTCGTTTAATTCATTAAATTTTTGAGCTAACATTTTTCTCATAAATTCACTACTACCATTAATTTGCTGTTGGGCCTCTTGGCCTTGTATAGTATTAGATTCGAAGATTTCCATCTTACCGTTAGAGGCATTTATCTTACTAGGTAATGTAATACCATCAGGACCAAATCTATTTTTTATGATGTGCCATCTTCCAGTTCCAGCAACCTTGTCTTCGATTTTACGGGATAATGATACTACGAAATCTGCAGTCATAATCTTAGAATAATCTTCTGCTATCTTATCTGCTTGGATAACATCTTCTTGTAATGCACTTCTATTGGCTTGTGAAGCAGTCCATATAGGGATCTGATATTCACCTGCCATTCCTCTTAAATCTTCATAGATATTTCCAAGTTCATGTCTTTTTTCTAATCCACGTACACCTCTCAATAGATCGGCATAATCGACAATAATTAAATCTGGCTTCTTGTCATTAATTCTGCATCGTTCTAAGTGAGCAGCTAATGTAGTTATACCAGCACCTTTGGTTGGATAATACTTAATAGTTAATGAACCCTCAAGATCATCTACTGCTTTCTTAACCTTATCTTGGTGATATCGTAAATCTTGATTAGCTATACCAGTAAATACTGCATCATAACGCATACCGACATAGTGTTCATTCAATTCTAAAGTATAATGGATAACGTTAAGACCTGCTTTGACAGCATTTGCACCGACATTTATCAATGCCCATGATTTACCAATACCTGCAGGGGCCACCATTACTCCAAGTTCACCTTTACCTAATCCACCATCAGCAAGATCATCAATAACATCCCAACCTGTTGATATTGGACTTCTTGATGACTCTTGATATCTTATTTCAACTTCTTCATTATAGTCATGACCTAGATTTTTTTCGACACCAGCTTTCATAGCCTCATCAATCTTAACTTTTATTTGATCAAATTCACCAACTTGTAAAAGCTCTACAGATTCTACAATAGCTTTCTTTAGGGCTTGGTTTTTGCAAAAATCTAAAGTTTTGTTTTTTATGAATTCTAAATCGGTTGCCTCAAATTGTTTATAGACGTCTTTTAAATGGCTTTTAATAGTTTCAACTAATAAATTATTATCTAATTCACCTAGCTTTACTTTCATTACTTCCATTGTAGGAGCATCTTTATATTCTTGATAATAATCAAGAATGACTCCAAGGATAAATTGGTTTGCTTCAGACTCAAAGAATTTACGATCTAATATATCTGATATTTGCTGTAGAAATAATCGGTCGGTGAATAGGGCCGAAACCAATTTTATTTGGAAATTATAGCCCCAATCTGATAGTCTATCTGTCATATGATTCCTATTGTTCTATTGCTGACATAGCATCTAAATAATGAAAAGATTCTCTAAGCCAGAATTCGGGATTATTAACTATGGTCATACGATCTTCTAAAACATACTTAAGAAACTCGAACTTGATAAGTCTTTGCATAGGACTATTAACTATATTCCGAATAGATTCCTTAGCAGTTCCAGATATATCAACCTCTTCTAGTTGCATAAGTTTATAATTTAGATCTAGCAATTCTTTACTAGAAGCTACTTCTGCTAATACTTTGGCTTCCGATTTGTGAGTTTCTGCATAATCTAATATTTGATCCATAGTCAGAGTTTCAGAACCAAATAGTATTGGTAATCTTTTTTCCAAGGTTTTTTGACCTAAGCCTTTTATACCTGGTATATTATCCGATTTATCTCCGACAAGACTTTTATATAGAATATAGTTTTCTGGCTTTAGTTTGAACCTTTCTTGCATATCCTGTCTGAAATAGAATTTCTTAGCCGTTGGAGACCAAACCTGAATACGTTCGTCGATTAGTTGTAAGAAATCTGTATCTGTAGACATTATGAAATGTTGACTTTCTGGCAGGACTTGCTTGGCAATATAGGCTATAGCATCATCTGCTTCGATTCTTTCTGTAGACATTACAGTTACCGGGAGTTTTTCTAGGTATTGAGAAAGTCTTTGAATTTGTTGACCCATATTAACTTTTTCATCTTGGACACTATTATTAGAATTAATCCTAGTGAGCCTTACATTGAAAGTTCGTTGAGCTTTATAATCGGGAAATAATTTTTTTCGTCTTGCAGAGCCACCTTTACCATCGAAACATATTATGACTCTAGTAGGTTTTATAGTCCTAATAGCATAACCTATCGACAATAAAAATCCCTTAATACCTCCGATATGTATACCATCTTCGTTGGTTGTGGGATTGCATGTATATGATCTGATAAATGTATTTAAGCCATCTATAAGTAAGACCCTATCATTAGGGCCTTTACTTACAGATTCGCTTTCTTTTAGACTTGCTAAAATATCTGAATAGTCTTTCTTCATAAGGGTCTTTTTTATTTTAAGTACAAGTCTAATATATGAAATCTTATGCTATTACAACGATAAACTATGTTAAGTTTACGTTAAGCATTTGGTACATCATCATTTCCAATTTCCAAGTCATCTATACCAATTTGATCGGTCTTATAATCCATAACCATAGATTCACAGATCTCATCATATAAACGAGCTTTTCTTTCTGGATCGGATAGTATTTTGTCTACAAATTCTTTAGACATAAACTTAATAACCTCACCAGTAACGGAGTCTGTATAGGTATACCAACTACCACCTTGAGAAACTAAATTATTATCTTTCATTATCTGTAGCCATGAGCCATAATCATCAATTCCACTATCAAACAGTATATTGAATTCTGCAGTTCTTAATGGTGGGCCCATTCGATTTTTTACTACCTGAGCTTTGGTTTTAATACCAATAACCTGGTCCTTGCCTGCTATCTTGGTCTTGATCTGTCCGGCTGCTTTCAATCTTAAACGACAGGAAGCATGGAATCCGATAGCTTTTCCACCTGAAGTAGTATAAGGATCACCGAACATTGCACCCAATTTTACTCTTAGTTGATTGGTGAAGATCAAACATACTCGCTGTCTTCCAATCATTTGGGTTATTTTACGCATAGCTTTTGAAAGTATAATAGCCTTCTGAGTAGCCCAACCTGTTTGATCGAAATCGTCTGATTGTTCTACTTTAGTTGTTGCAGCTGCTACTGAATCTACCACTATGGTTACAAGGCGATCTTTATCAGATTCTCTAACTTTGGTAATGATATTTTCAATAACTTCGAAAATGTCTTCGACAGTCTCTAGTTGTATATACAACATCTTTGAAACATCTATACCTATACATCTTGCAAATTCTTCATTCATTGCATTTTCTGTATCTATATAAACTGCTAGTCCACCCTTCTTTTGAGTATTCGCCAGAACATGGGCAGCTAGCAGGGATTTCCCACTAGCTTCTAAGCCCGTTAGTTCTGTGATACGGCCGACTGGTAGACCACCATTTTTACGATTGGAAATAGCAAGGTCTAGTATACTAGATCCGGTACTAATCCACTCAGTCAAATCTGTAGGTGTTTCCTCAGAACCATCTAAAAAATATGCAACTTTATAACTTTTAAATTTCTTGTTGAGGGAATCTGCCAACAGACCTGCGAGGTCGTCATTTCTATCAATCTTAGCCATAAATAAAACTCCTATTAATCATTAAATAAATCATCAAAAGCAGCTGAAATATTATCAGTTTTTGTTACTTCTGAAGGTATTGATTGCGCTACAGGTTTGGTAGTAGCCATCGATGTTGTTGAATTGTCTTCACCACTTAGCCAGGCCTGCAATGCAGCTTTAAGATCTTCATAGGTACATTTGCGGTAGATATTAAAAATATCTTCCTGACCATTCATCACTTTATCTGCAATATTCTTATCCTCTGTAGCTGGAGTCTGATTGGGTTTAACCATGATAGTAGTCTTTGGGAATCTTTCACTTCCTTCTGGTGGTGTGAAAGTAACAACTATATCACGACCAGAATTTAGATCTGTAATATCACCATAATCTGGATCAGCAATAAATTGTAGAAGTTCTTGGTAAACTTGTTTTCCAAATCCCCAGTATTTAACACCTTCAGATTCTTTTCCTCGAACAAGAACAGGAACGTAAGTTCTCATTTTAGGTTCTAATTTTTTACCAAGTTTCCAATCATCACTATTACCTGAGGATTTCAACTGCTCTGCAAATTCCACTACAGGATCTGTTTCGCCGAAGGTCATTGGTGATAGATAATTTTTTTTACCAAGATCATAATGGAAAAATAATTCCATAAATGGGTTATCTTTGTTTAACTGGTAAGGTACTATACGTACTTGATTTTTACCAGGTTCAGGCTTCCATAAGTTGGAAGTTCTGTTGTTTGTGTTTTGTAGTCCGTTTAATTTACTACGAATTGCGCTTAAGTCAATTGCCATTGAATTACTCCTTTAATTGTTAATAGTTACTTAAATATAATAAAAATATCCCAGATAAAAAAATTATCTGGTGGTTAAATGTCCGATACTTTTCATGTATTTCTGGACAGTTAATTCTTTTGCTTTTGCTTCTACCATAATATCTAGATGCAAGTCCCATGTACAAATTCTATCTTGGATATAATCAGAATGGGCTTGAGGTTTTATTTTAGCATTAGCAAGAGCTAGCTCCGAAGCATAAGGTATACC